AATGTTAGATTTATTAAAGATTACAATGAAAGTAAAAATTGTGTTAGTGATAAAAGTCCTAAGATCGTACTCTCATCAAGTGGTTTTTTATCATTTGGAAGAAGTGTTAGTTATTTAAAGGAATTTATATCTGATATTAAATGCCATATTTTATTTGTTGGATATAGTTCTAATAATAGCATAGCAAGTAAAATTAAGAATGGACAGAAATTAATTAATATTGAAGGAAAAAGTTATAAAAATAAATGTAGTATAACTTGCTTAAATTCTTTTTCTTCTCATATTCATAAAAATGAATTAATTAATTATCTTAAAAATATTCAAACTGATAAATATTATTTAGTTCATGGAGAAATGCAAGGGAAAATTGAATTTAAAGAATCTCTTGAAGAAGAATTAAATAAATTGTGTAAAAGTTCAAAAGTAATTGCAACGAACAAAGGTACAATTTGCAACCTATAATTTAATATTTATGCTCCTTCAGACTGTATCTCTGTATGGAGTTTTTAGATGGTAGACTGTTTCTCTATCATCTTTTTTATTTGTAAAAATAAAGGAGATGAATATAATTTTAATAACTAAAATAGTAAATACAAGGTGGAATTTCTATAATAAAGAACATTATATTTCAAAAGGACATGTTTTTACACAATATAATAAGAATTTAATTGTAAACGTGTATGATTTACCACCAAAAAGTGATGCAATAGTTGAAGTTGAATGTGATTATTGTGGTAAAAGAATACCTAAATTATGGAAGAAATTTTTAAAAGGTAGAGAAACAATAGAAAAAGACGCATGTTCAGATTGTAATACTGAAAAACATAAGGATGTTTATTTTGCGTTACATGGTATTTATCATCCTAGTCAAAAAGAAGAAAGTAAATTACATATGGCAGAAATAAAAAGGAAATATAATATTAAACAGATTAGTGATATGTTTTTAAAAGAAGGATATATTTTAATTACCACAGAATATATTAATAATGCACAAAGATTATATTATATATGTCCAAAACATGGAGAAAAATATATCACTTTAAATCATTTTTTAAATGGTAAAAGGTGTAATCAATGTCAAAAAGAAAGAATATCAGATTTACAAAGATATACTATAAATGATGTTGAAAATCTTATACATAATTATGATAATAATATTGAAATTATTGAGATTATATATAATACATACAATGATAATAGTATAAAAATAAAATGTATTGAATGTGGTCATGTTTTTAAAACTAAACTAGGTATATTACTTTATTACAATAAGAAAAGATGCAATCATTGTACAAATGTTCAATCTTATTCTGAATATGTAACAGAAAGTTTTTTAACAAATAATAATTTTTTATTTGATAGTGAAGTAACTTTTGATGGTTGTTTTTATATTAATAAATTATCTTTTGATTTTATTACATATAATAAAATAGATAATAGTGTATTTAAAATTATTGAATTAGATTGGCAACACCATTTTAAACCAGTATGTTTTGGTGGTATTAAGAAAGAAAAAGCAATAGAAGAATTTGAAAAAGTAAAAATAAAGGATAATATAAAAAATACATATTGTCAAAATAATAATATAAATTTATTAAGAATTCCTTATTGGGAATTTGATAATATTGAAGATATTTTAAAAAGAGAATTATTATTAGTATAGTGTTTATAACAAGAACAAAAACGGGTGTTGTTTTTGTAGAGATAGTATCTATACTATACTCTACTTTTTGGGACAAAGACTACAATAGTGGGATTGTACGTCAACTCAATTAAATATATTTGGTCGATAAAGGTATATTTTTATACCTCTTTTCCCCCCTACCCTATTAGAATTGAGGGATTGTATGGAAAGATACAAACAAAAAGAATCAGAAGATACAATACCATATCTTTTACGTTTAGCAGAAATAAAAATTGAAGAAAAACCAGATGATTTAGACTGGAGTGATATAGCGGAATATTGCAATTTTAATTGTCATTATGATTCTTTAAGAAAAGCATTACAACCTAAAGAGTATGGTGGTTTGGCAATTTATAAGTATTTGAAGGATAAGATGGTTAGTGAGAGTGTTAGTGATGATAAGGTACTTCAAGAATATGAATTAAAAAGAATAGAGTTTGAAAAGGAAAAACAGAAATTCTTTAACCAAAGAACATCGTATAAAAAATTAATTAGAGACGATGCTAGATGGGATGAATTAAAAGATATTATATCTTATTCTATTAGTAATTTACAACCATATAAACGTGATCCTCTATATGATATTCAAAATTGGGATAATGATTTATTAATTGGATTGAATGATATTCATTATGGAATTATTATTGATAATTATTGGAATAAATATAGTCCAGAAATTGCAAAACAAAGATTAGAAAAATATTTATTAGAAATTATAAATATTAAAAAACTACATAACTCTGAGAATTGCTATGTTTGTGCTAATGGCGATCTCATATCAGGTTTGATTCATCTGAATATTCAAGTAGCAAATAGAGAAAATGTTGTTGAACAAGTAATGGGTGTGTCTGAATTAATATCATGGTTTTTAAGTGAATTAAGCAAGCATTTTGGAAATGTTTATTTTTCTGTTGTTGCAGGAAATCATAGTAGATTATCAATGAATAAAGATAATAGCCCTAAAAATGAAAGATTAGATAATTTGATACCGTTCTATATAAAAGCAAGATTACAAAATTTAAATAATGTATTTGTAGAAGATAATAATATTGATAATACTATGTCTTTAATAAATATTCGTGGATTAAATTATTTAGGTGTACATGGTGATATGGATTCTTTAAATGGTATTTTAAAATTGGTAGAGATGCTACCTGAGAAGATATACGGAATTTTTATGGGACATTTGCATCATAATAAAACTGATTTTATTCAAGGATACAAAATTTTAATGTCTGGAAGTTTAATGGGGATCGATGATTATTGCGTTGAGAAAAGAATATATGGTATACCACAACAATTAATTTGTGTTTGTGATGATAGTGGTGTGAAGTGCAATTACGATATTTGTTTCTAAATTAATAATTTAACCGAAAGGTAACATAAATATGGAAATTATGATCCCTCAAAATCGTATTTTTGAAGAAATGAAAATAAATGATTTTCTTAATCATAACATAATTTATTTAGACAATGAGATTGATAGAGAAGTACAAGTAATGTTTTGTAGACAATTAAGGAAATTAGCAGTAAAAGAATTAGATAAACCTAAAGAAGAAAGAAATAATATTAAAATAAGAATTTCTAATTATGGTGGTTCAATACATAGTGTTTTTGCAATGGTTTCTGATATGGAATATTGGCAAGAACAAGGAATAATTATTGAAACATATTGTGATGGATATTGTGCAAGTGGTGCTAGTAAAATACTCTTCTCTGGTAGTAAAGGTTATAGATTTATTACTAGATATGGATGGGTATTATTGCATCAACCTCAATATTATCTTGGAGCATGTACATTACAAGAAAGAAAAAATGATCTAAAGTATGATTTAAAGGATTGGGAATTACTAAAATCTATGATGAGAAAACATACTAAATTAACAGAAGAAGATATTAATAATTTTACTGAAAAAAATATTGACATAACATATTATCCAGAAGAATGTTTGAAAAAATTTATTGTAGATAAAATTCTATAAATATATAGGAGAAAAAACATGAACGATAAAATAAAAACACAAATACAAGAACAAGAATTAAATACCACTCCCCTACTCTCTTCAACATCAGAAGTGATTCTATTCTTTGAACCATTAGAGATATCAACAGATAATCTAGCAGAAGATACTAATATTAAATTAGATTCATATGAATTTAAAAGAGGATTAAAAGATTCTAGTTATTTATCTGGTTTTTATACAGGTTTAATTAATTCAGGTATTTCAATGGAAGATTCAATTACGTTAATATTGAATAAAATGAATGTTGATCATAGTGTGCAAATAACAAATATAAATGCTAATGCTAGTATTGAATCATCTAAAAATGCGACAATATTAAAGGAAAAAGAAATGCTGTAATAACAGATTATATGATGTTAAAAATATAATATTACAATTATAATATAAATTTAAAGGAGAAATTTTAACCATGAATTTATTTGAAGCAAAAAGTATCTATGATTCTAATTCTGGTAAGTTTTTAGAAGAATTCTATATCAATAGCAATTCAGTAGATTGTGATGAATATTATTTTTATTTAGAAAGAGAAAAGGATGTTGAGGATAATAAATTAGAATATAAAGAGAAAGAATTAGTAAAAGAAAAAGCAAAAGAAAATCCTTATATCTATGAAGATGAAGTTTGTGAATGTGATGAATGTAAATACAAAGATAAAAAGAAATATGAAAGTTGTAATGATGATTGTAAATATATGAATTGTGATGAATGTTGTAATGATTTTTGTGATTGCGAGAATGATTGTTGTGAAGAATGTGAAGGTTGTAAAGTAGAAGGATTTGATTACGGTGAATTGTTGGAAATTTTCACAAAAAGAATTCAAGATACTGGAGGATGCCCTGAATGCATCAAGGAAATCTTAGATGAATTCGCAGACATTTTTATTCCAGATTATGATGAGGATGAAATAGATATACAAGATGAAGAGTGTGAATGTCAAGGTTGTAATGAATGTATTGATTGTGATGAAGTAGAATGTGAAAATCAAATAAGTTCAGAAAAATTAGAGGAATTAAAGTTGATTGCTCATTTTACTGATGAAGTATTAAAAAGAGAAGGATGTCCAGAATGTACTTTTGAATTATTAGCTGATTTGTATATTAAAGGTAAGAATATTGGATGGAATAACCATAAAGAGTTTATGAGAGAATTAATGGGTGAAGCATTGGAAGAATAATATAGTTAGAGATAATTAAATTTAATTTAATTTAAGATATATAGAATCCATCTATACTTTAGGTGGATTTTATTATGTTTTAAAATAGTGATAGAAGTGAGATTTGGTTGTGATATTTTTTAGGTTGGTAGTTTAGATTAAGATTAATAATATAATATTGTTTATTTTGAATTGGTGTAGATGATTAGAGGGTAGCTCCCTCTTTCCTTTCTGCGTATACACCAATTCTTTTTATTTTTAATTAGTAATTATAGAAAATGTATAGAAAATGCAGAAAGGAAAAATAAAATAGAAGGGTTTGGTGATAAGGAATGTTAATAACAAAAGAAGTAAATGTAACATGCTTGTCTAATAATAAACCATATATAGAAAGTTTAGGATTAATATGGGAATATAAAAAAGTTTATACAATAGATGTTCATAAATTATTAGAAGGTAGCAATATAGGAATTGAATGTTTGTGTGATTATTGTTTAGAAGAAGGAATAGAAACAATAATACCAAAATCATATTATAAATACATCAATAGTCATAAAAATCAACCAATAATTAAAGATGCTTGTGAAAAGCATAAACATGACAAACAAGTTGAATTATGTTTATTAAAAAAAGGTGTAAAATCTTCAGTTAAAGTTCCAGAAATTCATGAAAAAATTGTAAATAGTATTCGTAAAAATAATATTGATTTAGTTAGAAAAGAATTTGAAGATAGAAATTTAATTTTATTAACAAAAGAATATTATAGTCCAGATGATTATATGGAATTTATTTGCCCTAATCATAAAGATAAAGGTATTCAATCTATTAAATATGGAAATTTTAAATATAATAATCAAGGTTGTAAGTATTGTTCATATGACAAGTTAAGTCAACAAAAAAGAATGGATTTTAGTATAGTAGAAGAATTATTTAAACAAAGAGAATATATTCTTATATCCACTAAAGAAGATTATATAAATAATGAATCAAAATTAAAATATATATGTCCATTTCATAAAAATGATATTCAACAAACTTCATATAGTAATTTAGTAAGCGGTAGTGGATGTCCTATATGTGCTATTGAAAGGAATTCAGGAGAAAATAATCATAACTGGAAAGGTGGAAAATCAAGTTTATACGAATATTTAAGAAATTGTATTGTTGATTGGAAAAAAGAATCTATGATAAATTGCAAATATAAATGTATTTTAACTAATCAACGATTTGATACAATACATCATTTATATTGATTTGATTTAATAGTAGAAGAAATTTTAAATGAAAACAATTTAATTATTAAACAATCAATATCTGAATATGAAAAAGATGAATTAGAAATTCTTAAAATTCAATGTATTGAAAAACATAAAAAATATCTTGGTGTTTGTATTATTGATAGTTTGCATGTAATTTTTCACAAAAATTATGGATTTGGAAAGAATACACCAGAACAATTCAATGAATTTACGCAAAGATATAAAAATTTTGAATTTGACCATTTATTAGACGATAAATATAAATGGATTAATATTTTTAAAGAGATTAATTAAATGATTAATTTTTTATTTTATTAAAAGGAGTTGATGCCAGATGCCAAGATTAAAAAAAACTATTAAAGAAATTAAAGCGGTATCTGGAGAAGGTTATTGCCGTATATGTCAAAAGACATTACCTGCCTCTAGTTTTTATGAAGCAACTAATCCAATGATTGATAAAAATGGTTTAATGTCTGTGTGTCGCGATCATTGCAATGAACTTTTTGATACATATAATTCAATACATAATAACATAGATATTGCTTTAAAATTAACTTGCAGAGATTTAGATGTAAGATATAGTGAAGAAGCATTAAAACAAGCACAATCACATGTTGAAAGTTTAATATCTAAAGGGAAAAAAGCAGAAAAATTATTTGGTTATTATAAAAGTAAACTTGGTTCTACAGGAAAGAAAAATGAAAATTTTGAATCATTTAGATTTAAAGATAGTGAATTTGAAAATATTATTAATGATCAAGTTGAAGAAGATATTGATGATGAATTAGTTTTATTTTGGGGAAGAGGTTTTGATTCTATTGATGATTATATATTTTTAGAAACAGAATTATCAAATTGGAAAAAAACGCATAAATGTGATAATCAAGCAGAGGTAACATTATTAAAAGAAATTTGTATAAAAATATTAATAATAAGAAATAAACGTGCAGAAGGAGAAGCTGTATCACAAGATGTAAAAGAATTACAAGAACTTTTTAAAACTGCATCTGTTGATCCAGCAAAAGCTAATGTTGCAAGTGCGGGAAAATCACATGATGCATGGGGATTATTTGTAAAAGATATAGAACAATTTAGACCTGCTGAATGGCATGATAAACAAGAAAAATATAAAGATATGGATGGTTTTATTCCATATATTAAAAATTATATATTACGTCCTATTAAGAATTTTGTTACTGGGAATAGAGATTTTCAAATTAATGATAATATTAATGTTAATTTAGAAGATGAAGAAGTAGTTGATGCCAGTGGGTAGGTCATATGCAAAATATGAGAATAATTTTAGTAAATATGCAGGTCATAGTAATCAATTTAAAGCTCCTAAGTCTATGATTAAAGAAAAAGACGTAACGGAACAATGGAGAGACAATATAATTGATTGGAATACATACTTTAGAAGAAATATCCACAGATTCATCCAGTTTTATTTTCAAGTAGATCTCCACTGGTATCAAATAATATGGATATATTTTATGAGTATTTCTGAAGCATTTGTAAGTATTGCTAGTAGAGCAGCAGCTAAATCTTGGTTGATTGCTTTATTTGCATTAGCAAGAGCTACACTTTGGCCTAATTCAGAAATTGTAGTTGTTGCGTCTACACAAAAACAAGCAGGAATTATATTAGGGAAAGTTGCAAGATTTAGACTCGATCATCCTAATATTGCAAGAGAAATAGCTGATTTTGCAAATACTAATAATAATAGGGTTTGCACACTCCACAACGGTAGCACAATAAAAGTGGTTGCTTGTAACGAAGGTGGACGAGGAGAACGCTCAACATTTACAATTGCGGAAGAATTTAGGATAATGGATAAAAATAAATATGACAGTATTGTAAAACCTTTTGCTTATGCCAGACAAACTCCTTATTTAAAATATCCCGATTATCAGCATTTAATTGAAGAACCTAGAGAAGTATTAATTTCTTCTGCTTACCACAAAGCTATGTGGTGGTATGAAGAAACAAAAACAATGATTAAAATGATGTTAAATGGTGAAAATGTAGGATTTATAGCTTTTGATTATCCTATTGCTATTAAACATGGTATTAAAACAAGAAAACAAATATTAAGAGAAAAGTCTACAATGGATAAAGTTACTTTTATGGAAGAGTATGAAAATATCCCATTTGGTGAAAATAGTAATTCATATTTTAAATTACAAATGTTTAATAAAAATAGAATTATAAAAAAATCTTTTTATCCTTTAAGAAAAGATTTATTAGACAAAAAGAAAAACCCACATAATATTAAAAAATCAGATGGTGAAATTAGATTAGTATCTATTGACGTAGCTACTCGGAAAGGTGAAAAAAATGACAACACTATTATAACATGTATTAGATTACTTCCTACTGCAAAAGGTTATAAGAGAGAATTTGTTTATATGGAATCTCATCAAGGTGAACATACTGCTTTACAATCAATTAGAATTAAGCAAATATATTATGATTTTGAAGGTGACTATATTGTACTTGACTTGCATAATGTAGGAATAACAATTTTTGAAAGATTGGCAGAAGTAACTAAAGATGAAGAAAGAGGTATTGAATATGATGCATTTACAGTTTATGAACATAAATCATTAAGCAATAAATTAATTGAAGAATTAAAAGAAAAAACATTATCATTAAATGCAAAACCTGTAATATATCCTGTTTTGGCAGATGCTAAATTTAATAGTGATGTTGCAGTAGATTTTAGAGATAAATTACAAAGAAGTATGTGTAGTTTTCTTGTTGATGAAAGTGAAGCAGAAATTTATTTAACAAAAAATAATAAAGAATACATAGGTAGTAATGATGTAGAATTAAGTAATTGGTTTATTGCACCTTATTTAGAAATGGAATTACTTATAAATGAAACTATAAATTTAGAGTATCATATTTTAAATGGTAATATTAAATTAGAGACTGTAGGTACTGCGAGAAAAGATCGCTATACGTCATGCTCATACGGAAATTTTTTTGCTTCATTATTAGAGATTGATTTATTAAAACAAAATCAAGATTCAGATTATGATTTCGTATTTTCATTTTCATAATAACACATTATTAATATAATTAATTGACATTTATAAAAATTAATAATATCAATAAAGAAAGGAGGATTTAATTGTCAAAAAAACAAAAAGAAGATCCTCAAACACAGCAAACAGAAATAAATACTAACACATCTCCCCCACTCTCTAATTCTAATGAAATAGAATTGAATTCATTGTCTTATAATTCTTTTTCATTAGGAAGATTAGATACAGATTATATATCTATGAGTGATTTAAAACAGTATATAAAATATCCTATGATATATAATGAAATTTTAAGGACTATATCAAGACAGTCATATTGTTTGAATGGTTTATATGGACAAACAATAGATCGAATGATAGCATTGCCTACTCTATCTTATATAACTACTTTAAGAAGCAAATCTCATAAAATGAAAAATAAAAAAGATAAATTTAACACTATACTTAAAATGTTAAATATAGATAGGACAACTAGAGATATTTTACGACATTTACTTGTTGATGGTGAATATGTAGGTATTCTTCGTGACACTTCTGCATCAAATAAAAAAATAGATACTTCAATGGTTACTATTGAAAGTATTGATAGATTAGAAGGTTTATCATTAGATGATAACTTTATGATACAACCATTAGATTTAGACTATTGTAAAATAATTGGATTTCAAAATAATATATCAATCGCTGCATTTGATATGATGTATTTTGATCAGTTTAAATTAAATGGATTATTAAATGAAATTAAAAATTTCCCGAAAAATTTTGTAAAAGCATATATGGATTATAGGAAAGATTCTAGTAAAAGGTGGTTTATCCTTGATTATAGAAAAACTATTGCTTTAAAAGCTAAAGCAAATGAAATTGATGCTCATGGGATACCGTTTGGGATCTCAGCTTTTTCGGATATGAAATTAAGTAATGATTATGATGATAGTCAATATCAATTAATTAGTGAGTTAGCTAGTAGTATATACTATATCATCTTGCCTGAAGGGGAAAAAAAAGGATCTTGCTCATTAAATAAAACACAGCAAGATAATGTAATAGATGCATTTAAAAATGCAATTAAAATAAATACAAGTGGCAATGTTGCAAAAATATCAACACTTAGTTTAGCACCTGGAACAAAAATAGATAGATTAAGTAAAGATTCTTCATTAATTAAAGACAGTTTGAGTGATGAAAATATGAA